ATTATTAATTAAATCTTAATTTTATTTAATGCATTATTCTTGAACAAATTAGACTCATTGATGTATCTTCTTACCAGGGTGTGGTGGATTGGGAGAAAGTTGCTGGGGCCGGGCACCGGTTTGCGTGGGTAAAATGCTCTGAAGGCACTACTCACAAGAACAAAGGGCGACAAGCCCGGATGGACGGTGCCCGCGCCTTTGGCATTCCCGTTGGTGGATACCATTACGCATTGCCGAAAACGTACAGGAACATCGGGTTGAAGGATGCTGTAAAAGAAGCGAACAATTTCTTAAGCTGCTATGGAACCCCGCAACCCGATGATCTTGTTCCCGCGTTAGACCTTGAATCAGGGCTAATCAAGGGAGCAGAAAACCACAACTACAATATTGAGTGGTCACTAAAGTGGTGTGAAGTAGTAGGCAAAGAGCTTGGCTGCACGCCGATTATCTACACCGCCAGATGGGCAACGCAGAGCAGGATTGTTCGCGCCGACCAGGCGCTACTTGACGAGCTAGCAAAGTTTCCATTGTGGTGGGCAGAGTATCGCTCTGAGTCAACGAAAGAGCCACGCAAGAACATGTTCCCTTGGGAAAGCTGGGATGTCTGGCAATGGACTGGGAGCGGAACAGCGCCGGGAGTCAAAGGAAAATGTGATATCAATCGCATGAGAGAATCATCCCTCAAAGGATTAAAGATATCATGACGAAATCTGATTGGTTTAAAGTTATAACAATAATTGGTTCGGCAGGGGTTATAGTAATTGGGGTTTTGTTCAATGCAAACCACAGCATACTAAGCAATGCAGATAGCGTAATTCGACTGGAAAAAGCAGACGAAAAGCAAGACACCAGAATCGTCAAGCTAGAAGAAAAGACATCTTCAATTGACAGCAAACTTGGAAGAATTGAAACCCAGCAAGCTGCTAACACTAAGCTGCTAGAAAAGCTGGATGCAAAAATGGACAAGGTACTAAGCAAATGACAAAGAAAAAAACAGCGCCAGAAAAGAAACCAATGACCAAGAGTCTAACAATGCAGTCTGCCGTAGCTCTGGGCATCTTAGTAATCGTAAAGGCAGTGCTGCCGGTGTACACAGGTTATGAAATCAGCGATGAATTGTTTACGAGTTTATGCTCACTGCTTGGCGTTTCTCTTACATACGGCCTCCGCCGCGCCTTACCTGTTGTTATGCTTTGCTTGCTACCACTGGGAACAATCCAGTGCGGACCAAGTTTATGCGAAAAAGTAGCAATTGAAATCGTAAACCACCCAGAGCTTACATCGCCTCCAGCAGGGAAGGTGCTTATCAAATGTGATGGTGTGCTCAAAGCCGAGCTGCTAGGCAAGAAGGTGAACAAGTGACACCGAAAGAAGTTATTGCACAGCTTATCTCTGTTACAGAAGAACAAGCGAAGCACCACCTACCAAGTTACATTCAAGACAGCTGGGTAGCCGCGCTGACTGAATTGATTGAAAAAGGCCTGTACCACGCCTGGATAGAGGTAATTGAAAATTTACAACTCGTGCAGCTTGAAGCTAACGAGATAACTATTGTAGATAAGCGAGAACAAGGTGGCTAGCCCAAAGGAGTCCAACCCACGGCGAGCGGCGATTCTGTCGTTGCTAAGAAAAAGCCCATCGCCTGGGCTGGGAGTGGACTTAGAAAAACCCCCGGACGCAAGAACGCCGCTTGAAATGGCTGGCGCAAAAATGCAACAGGTTGGAGAGAACTTCCCTGCTTTTGTGTCAAAAAGCCCCTCTAACGAGTACACTGCAGGGATCCGGGGCGATGTCGGAGGGCACAATCTTGCTGGCAAGCTAACGCTTGGTCAACGCGAAAAGCAATTCGAGGTAATTGCAAACAATCTGGGCATATCCCCGCAAGAACTTCGCCTATGGCTGTCCATTGCTGGCAAAGAGCCAAGCGGCGCTGGTGCAGCATACAAGGGTTCTAATTTATCCGCGTCAGTTGAAGCCCGCTTGCCAGAAGGGGAACGATCAGTGTCTGGAAGCCTTGGGTATGACATGGGCGACGCAGGGTCGGTAGAGGCTGAAGGCAGCTACAATATTGATGATCCTAAATCGTCCCGGTTTATGGGAACCTACACAAAAAGATTCTAAGTTGACAAACACTCAGTGAGTGTGTCTTTATAGCTTCACAACTATGTGAGGTTTTATGGCACGTCAAAGAACAATACAGCCTTCCTTTTGGAAGGATACAACTACATCTAAATGGCCCACTGATAGCCGATTGCTTTTCATTGCACTATGGAATGAGTCGGATGACTATGGGGTTGTAAAAATAGACCCAACGTCTTTACACGCTCTTGTTTTCCCAGGTTACAACGTGGATGTTCGCCAAGTGCTGCAGCCACTGGTGGATGATTCCCAACTAAAGCTGTTTGCTCACGAGGGCAAGCACTATGGCTACATGCCTATTTTTGTAGAGCAGCAGGTCGTTAACAGGAAAAGCAAGAAGCGAAACCCAGAACAAAAAGAGGACTCACTGGTTGCATGCTCGGACCTTGAGGTTGATCAGCTTTTTAGCGATGCACACAACTCACTCCAACCGGAGAATGCTGGCACTTCAACCGAACACTCAGTGAGTCCTCATGGAGACTTTCCCCCTCGCGCGCGCACACGCGGGCGTAAGAAGAATATTAACTTAACTAGTATTAACTTAAACAAAGAAGAGGAAGATCTTAACGCGCGCGAGACACCTCCCCCTTCCGTGATTAGTCGCTTAATGGCGGAAGTGTGGAATCCAGGTAAAGCAACAAAAGCCAAGCAGTACTTCGATTACTATAATGAAGCTGGCGCAAGAACCACGAAGGGCTGGCATAAAAAACACTGGGACACCTACAAGCTTACGGTAATGGCATGCGTTGGCCTGGTGAACGACTCGGAGATGAAAATGATTATCGACTTTGCTGCCACCAATCCAAGGTGCAGGTACAAGGGCAGTGATGATTTATTCATCTACCCTGCGCTTGTTTTTGGCAGACAAGGCGAAGACCCTCGACGAAGGTTGGATGCTCTTCTAAGCCGCGCCAAGCAGTGGCGCTCTTCCCGAGTGGCAAATCAACCAGCGAGCATTCCAGAGCATGAGAAGGAAAGAAACCGACAGAAAGCCGCCTCTCAGCTCACTTTAATATCCAAAGACCCATTACCCTACCTAAACAGGTTATCGGGCAGTCAAGCCCACAGAACAAAGGTTTTACAGGGTATATTGCAAGAGCTGCAGAAAAGGAGTGTTGATGGGCAACCCATATTTGACTATTTCAAGGAGGTTTCTCATGCCTAGTGGTGCATACAACAGGAAAAAAGGTCATGACTTTGAACGAGAGTGTGCCCGAAAATTCAGGGACGTTATGCCCAACTGCACTATTAAGCGGGGGATCCAGACTCGCGGTGGCGAGGAGGATAAAGTTGCTGATTTGCAAATGCCCGTCTTCGCCCCTGAGTGCAAGCGGACAAAGCAGCCCAATATTCGCCGTGCCTATGAGCAGGCAGTTGCTGCCTGTCCTGAAGGTAAAATTCCATGTGCCATTACTCGCGCAAATGGCAGGGGGCAACCCGTTTTGTTCACACTATCGATGGAAGACATGCTCGACTTTATCGGCGAGTGGTACGAAAGCCGAGAAAAATGAGCCAGCAAAACATCACACGGTATTGCTGCGACAACTGCAAGAGAGAGGTTTTCTCTACAAGCCAGCCACCTGGGTGGTCAGCAATTGGCTTCGCGATGCAAACGCAAGTCATTTTTGAAAAAGCAGATATTTGCGACAGCTGCTCTCAGGCATTCATAGGCACAATGAATAAGCGGAAACAAATTGAATCAGGACGCTTCAAAGAACGAAAGCTTCCCGTTCATAACGCTCCCCATCCAATGAATGCTGATAGCTTTCCGTTTACCTCCAGAAGCGATTCAGAAAAAAAATAATTTTTCGTATTGACCTCCCCAAAAAAACCGCTTAAGATGCGCGACGTGCATCAAGAAAAAATTACTTATACCGCGCTTTCTGCGTTTCGGAACTGCCGTCAGAAATACAAGCATCGTTATGTGGACGAGCTTGTGCTGGATAGGCCAAAAGGAAATGCCCTTTGGATAGGCACTTTATTCCATGAAGGCATTGAGCGTTTCTACAGCGGCGAGTCAATGGCAGATATTGTCAGTTACGTCGCATCTCAAAAAGATGACCTGGGCGATCCTGACCGCTGGCTTCGTGTCAACGCAATGCTGATAGCATATGCTGACAAGTACAAAGATGAGCAGCTGGAAATCATCGCCCTTGAAGATGAGTTTGAGGTGCCGATCATCAACCCGGCAACGGGGAAAAAGAGCACCACCATGGTTCTCGGCGGAAAGATAGACGGGCTAGTGAAATGCGATGATGGTGCTTTTGCAATCTTTGAGCACAAGACAACAGCTGTGCCCATTCAGAATTACATCAAAACCTTGTGGAGCGACTTTCAGACGCGCCTTTATTGCGATGCCTACAGCAGATATAAGGGGATAAAGGTAAACAGGGCTGTCTTTAACATCATCAAGCGTAGCCAAAGGCGCCGCAAGCGACACGAGGCAGATGACGACTTTCTTATTCGTCTTATCGAAGATACAGAGTTCTATCGCCAGGAGCTTATTTTTGGCAAAGGAATGCTTGGTGAAATCAAAACCCAGCTTTGGGATTTAAAAGACAACATGCAACAAGCCAGGCGGGAAAACCGCTGGTATAAAAACGAATCACAATGTCGCAGTTTCTTTGGAATTTGCGATTATTACGACTTGTGCAGCAGCGCAAATAACCCAATTGTTCGCAACTCAATGTATATGAAGCGCGAACGTCACGAAGAATTAGGAGAAGGCAACTATGTTACCGACAAAACCAACGCCACCTAAAGTCAACATGAGTGACTTGAGTGTGCTTATTTATGGCGACCCTAAATGGGGGAAGTCGAGCTTTTGCAGCCATGCAGAGAAGGCTTTGTTTATTGCAACAGAGCCGGGGCTAAATCATCTTGAGGTGTTTCAAGTTCCTGTAAAAGAGCGGCAACTTGTTTCCGGCAAAGATGACGAAGGAAACGTAGCCGAGAAAGAAATGTGCGGATGGGAGTACATCAAGTACACCTACAAGCATTTGCTTCATAAAGACCACGGCTTCAAGACAGTTGTATTCGACACAATTGATGTCGCTTATGACCACTGCTACACCTATGTGTGTAAAAAGAACGGATGGGAAAGCGCCGACAAAGATATCTCTGGCGACAAATTAGGCTGGGGGGAAGGCTGGCGAGCAATCAACGACGAATTCAAAACAGTGCTTCGTCGTTTTCAAGAACTTGGAATGGGAATGTACCTTGTGTCGCACTCGGTGGTTAGGGAAGTTGACTCGCGCGTAACTTCCAAAAAGACTACACCAACACTTCCTGGTGGCGCACGAAAAGCCGTATTGGCGATGAGCGATATTGTTATGTATGCAACGAGCAATGCGGACGGAAGGCTTATACTGACAAAAAACCATGCAACTTATGAAGCTGGTGACAGGACTGAACGACTGCCAGAAAAATTCCAAGTGCCAAATGGCGACACCCGCCTTGCGGAAACTTACAGCACATTCAAAAAAGCAATCAGGGGGAGTAAATGAACAAGATAGATATGAGTGCAATTCAGCGTGAGCTTTCTGTATTTTCAGACGTAAAGCCAAAGGGAGAAAAGAAAAAAGAATTTCGCGATCCACCAGACGGTTACTACACCGTGATGGTTGATAAGGCGCATTGGGGCACAGCGAGCACTGGTACGCTTTATTTGAATTGGCATCTGAAGATTTTGGATGGCGATTGTCAGGGGCAATACCTTTTCAAAAAGCATTATCTCAAAGCGGGGAATTCAAAGAACTTTGAGTTTTTCGCGGCGGACATGGCGACAGTGCTGGGTGAATCAAGCCCTCAGATTTGCGATATTAATGGCGAGCCAGACCCTGTGTTTTGCAGCCGACTTTTAGACCACACCCTTGCTGTAAAAAAAGTAACACGAGTAGACGATAATAATAGTTACAACGTTTACATCAATGGTTGCAGCACGAGAAACGAGGAAGAAGGCGCTGTTGCTCACAAGCCAATTGAGACAAAGGAAGCATTGGCCGAAGCTCTTCCAGATTTTTTGAGCGATGATGACATCCCATTCTAATGATACCACTGCCACCGGAATGGCCAGCGCCTCCCCCAACTTTTCAAAACACCTTAGCAGTGTCTTGTCAGAGTTGCGGGAATTGCTCATGCAAAGACATCGCCACCACGGCGATTCAGCATTCAATCCGGTGGCAGTATTCCACAAAGGAAGTGCAGAAGAACGCTTGCGCGTCATGCTCGACTATAAGCTGACGCGGTTCTCTGGTGGCTCTAAGGCGCTTGAGGAAGAGAACATCAACGACCTTATTGGTTATTTGATTCTTCTTAAAATAAGCAGGAGGCAGCAGGGTGACACGTAAGGTAAATCACAGCGATCCAGAGCTTATAAAAGCAGCCGTTGATCAAACAGCACCTGCCCTGATGCACCTTGCGTTTACCGACGAACCAGAGATGGTAAAGCAGTTGCGGGTAGTTGTAACGATGAGTCAAGCTGACTACAAGTTGTGGGATACTATCAGGAAGAGCTATGCCTCTCACAAGACCTGGAAGCGTTTGATCTCCCGCACCATGTGGCTCACTGCCCGCGTTATTCGCACAGGGCGTAGCCTGGTCGATGGTCAGGAGATTAAGTGGCGTGCAGCCGGTTTAGAAACGATTCCAAAACAAATTCAAAAATGCCGCAAATGCGGATGTCCCTGTCACAAGGAGTAGCAACTATGGAAAAACAAGAGCTGAAAAAAGAAATTCTCGAACTCGCCAAACCTCACTGGGTACCAATTAGCCGAAACCTTGGTAGATGGGTACGCACCACTGAAGCAATGAGAGAGCTTGTAAGGGAAGGATTAGTAGATAACCAGAAAAAGCGTATTGATGGAAAGGTAGTGTGGTGTGTCCGCCTAAAACAAAAGGCCGAGCCAATCTTTCACCCAACCCTTGGTATGTCAAAGGTTACTCACAAGGTTTGGGGAACAACCGTCAGCACCCTTGAAGCAAGACACTGGTGGGTGGTAACCACTGGACCGCTCATCGCTGACACAGATATGGATTGGATCTTCGCTGCACTAAAAAAAGCAGGCATTAGAGCGCCCTGGGTAGGCGTTGGAAGAGAAGAGAATCGGTGGGTTATCGATTTACCCCAAAGAGAAGCAGAGAAGCTGGGTAAGAAAATACCCACTTCCGACAATATATAGAATATGAAAGAATTCCCATTAGAGTAACTATCCTTGAACTACGACCAAAGAATAGATACCTGCCTAAAATGCGAACACCTAAAAAGTAAGTTCACACCCATCTGCAGTAAATGTGGCTGTATGGTCTTTCTAAAAGCCAGGATACCGTTTACTCAGTGTCCCCTAAAAAAGTGGCGACAAGGAACAGACCAAGCCAAATAATCACCGTTATAATAAATAACTTACTCACCTATCTTAAAATTCGCCAACGATTGGCGCTCCCTGGCCAACAGCTCTCGCTGCGCCTCCTTAACCTCGTTCTGTAACCGAGCCTCGTTCTCACGGCAGTCACGGCGGATATCGGTGATTACCACATCATACCGTGTACGCATATCTTCTACCCGCTTATCAAAGTCTTCACCGATAGCATTAACCTGCTCTTGAAACCGCTCAACCAGGTTATCTAACCGCTTTTGCATCTGAATAAACTGGTACACCAAAAACCCAGAGAATAAACCCAAGGCGCCGAAATCTACTAACTGACTTATGAGTTGGTCTGTCATAACGACGTTATTATAAGAGGGGTGGGGGGAGGTTGATATACAATTTTATAATAAACACAACGGCGACAGGGTACCCCCCCTTCGACACAGAACGTTGCTGCTGGCGGGCAGCGGCACGGGGGGGGGTAGTCGATTGAACGGTGCGTGCGATTGTCATTTGACCGGTCGGTCGGTTGACGGCTGGCCGGGCGGTTCTCAGCTGGGGTTGACCGGGTGAAAAAATGCCGACTTCAGAAACGGAAATTTTCGGGACCGTCGATAAGCAGATCCAACCCCAACCAACCAACACCCAACAACCTTGCACCGGTTACCCCTACGGGGTAGGCACTAACATACACTCAACACACGCGCACACCTGGCGCACACATACATGCACGCGCGCGCGTAAGGACCTCGCCAGGTTGCACCATGCAAAAAAAATAATCAGGTGACTGGCCTGCAATTGTAAACTTTCTTTTATTATTCGCTTGCAATATGCAATCAGTGTGTCATGCTTCTGTTGGCTAGTGGAAACGCTGGCCGCAACTATGGAGCAACTATGAAAACCAAAATGATCTGGGTCGG